AAGCTAAAGCTGAATAAGGGTGTTCGTCAAATGGAACATTCATTAATTTTCTATCATTAGAACCCCATGAAAAAGTTCTTTGATCAGGAGATAATTTTAATATTCCCATTTCAGTTGCTTTAATACCAAAATTTCTAAGCACTATATTCTCATCACCAACTAAATCTAAAAACAAAGCTGGGTTTTTCTTAGCGAATAGTAATAAATCTCTTTTAAGTTCCTTAGAACTCATTTCTGATACTTTAGAACCAATCTCTACACGCATGATCGCTTCTGCTGTGTCAATATCTAGATTTTTAGCAGTCATTAACGCTTCAACTTCTACTTCTAATATTTCCATTTGAGTAATAGCGTTTTTAATTGGTGTGTATTCTTGGTAAAGTTTGTTTTTATGAGGGTGGTATAAAGAAAGTAATTTTTGTAACACAACCTTTTCTTTTGGAACCAATAAGTTTCCTCCTCTAAAAATAATATGTTCTAACCTTTGGTCTCCTTTCATTTCATCAACGAAACAAGTTTTTTGATTTTCACAATATTTTAACTCTCTTTCAAAACCTTTTTCTTCATCAAACCAATATATATTAGCAGTTTTAATTTTATAAGACAAAGGTTTCTGATTGTTTTTTAAAAAATAAGTTCTATCTTTTATTTCCCACCCGTCTTCTGCTTTTTTATAACTTGGTTCTTTTCTTGTTACTTTTTTTTGCTCTACAACTTCAACAGTTTCTATTGTTGTTGTTTCTTTTTTTGTTTCTTGTTTTTTTGCCATAATATAATATATAATAAAATTAATAAAAATAAAAGGCCGAGGCCGAAGCCCCGGTCTTTTAGTATAAAAATGCTTACTTCATTAACATGAAATTGTTAGCACCTTGAGTAATTAAACATCTTTCAGATAACATGTGTATTTCCATTGCATCTAAAGCAGATGTAGCAGCCCCTACAGAACCAGTAACCCAAGTTTTTAACTTTCTGTTATCAGTTTGTGAAGCTCTATATCTAACGTGTAAGAAAGGACGTCTCATGTTTTTACCTAATTGTTGGTCATAAACAGTTGAAGTTCCAGCTGGTACAATAACACCTCTAACAGCGTTAACTGTATCTCTAGAATTAATACCACCTCTAGTTGCTTTGTCGTTTAAGTATCTAAAGTCAGATTTGTAGAAATCGTAAGAACCTCTTCTGAAACCAGAGAAACCTAAGTTTAAAGCCATATCTTCTGAGTTGTTAAATACTCCGTAAGAAGTACCACCAGCCCCGTAAGAATTCATAGAAGCTAACATGTCGTCCATTGCTAACGAAGTAGCTCTGTTTACAAACATCATGTTTTCTTCAATAGCACCTTGAGAGTCAAACTCAGCTAATATAGCGTCAAATTCAGCTAAATCAGTAGCAGCATTAACACCAGTAACACCAGTAGTAATATTACCTCTGTCAGATATAGCGTCAAATAAACCTTGAGTTCCCCAAGATCCACTATCAGCAGTGTCAGTACCACCTAAGAAGTTATCAACTTCAGATTGATCATTATCTACTTTAATAGATTCTAACATTGCCATTTCTAATTGATCAGTAAATCTCATTCTTGTTTCAGATTCAGCTTTTAAGTACCACAAGTACCCAGAAGTTCCATCTTCTTGAGAAATTTCTACCCAACCAACTCTTGAAGCGTCAGAACCAGAAACACTATAATAGTCTTTCATTATAATTGGTTTGTTGCTAAAAGATTTAAATTGAGGCTCATTTGATTGACGGAAACCTACTTGGTCAACAAGTCTAGAGTGAGTGTTACCAGTAGCTAAGTCATCTTTTAAGTAAGACATACCTTTACCATACTCAGAACCTACAACTAATACAGTACAAGTTCCAGTTCCAAAACCTACATCTGTTAATCTACCACCAGAAGCAGTAGAATCATAAGGAGCTACATCAATGTCATCAGCAGTTACACCAGTAACTAAACACATAGCTGTAGTCCCAGCTTCAGCAACTAAAAGTAAGTCATTAACTCTAATACCGTGATCAATAGCAGAAGTAGAAGTTGCAACGCCATCAATATTACTATCGATTTCAATTACACCACCTGGCTCTGTACCATTCACAGCTTGAGCTGTATTACTTTTAATGTTTCCTATATAAGATAGATGTAATCTACCTTGTTCAGACCAAACTACTTGATCAGCAGTCATAGCCTCTTCGGCACTTACTTGAGCAAGAAAACCTGAAATTGTTCTGTTTCCAAAAACTTCAGCTTCTTTCTCCATTAAGTCCGGTACATATTGTTGCGCCCAGTCCGTAGACCCTGACGCTAAATCTAGATAATTTGTAGCAAACGTAGCCTTAGTTGGTGCTGGTACGCTATTCAAATTACCTCCTGGATTTGATATTGCCATTTTTTTTAATTTTTAAATTGTTAATTTTTGTTTTTAATTTTAAATTTAAAATCATTAGAGTTATCACCAAGCACTTTTACTTTTATACCACCAGCTTCAACAACACCAGAGTGTTCTTGACGTGGATCCATATTTACATTTTTAGACTTAGCTATACTATTTTTTAAAGCATCGGTCTTACCTTGTTCGTAAAAATGTTTTGCAATAGCATCAGGATTCATAGCTGTAAATAAAGATTTATGATAACCTTTAGCATCTTCCATTTCATTGTTTTTGTTCAAAAACTTTTTGACAAAATTATTAATGTCGCTTTGGGTTTCTTTTAAACCGTTCGTATCTTTTACATTATATCTAAATCTTTTTTCTCCAACATTATATTCAAAACCTTTGAAATTTTTATTGAATAATTGATTAGTTTTATTTAAAAAAGTACGAGTTTGCTGCTCAACAACTTCCTGCTGTTCTTCTGATTCTTTGTTGTATCTATTGAAAAAATCAATAGCTTTCTGTTGATCATTTGTCAACTTACTTCCAGCTTTAATTTCTTCGTAATATTTGGACTTTGCACCGTCCAGGTGTTGCTTTGCTTGAGCAACTTGCTCCTTCAAAGCTAATTTTTTTCTTCTAATATCTTTATCTTCATCAACATCCTCATCATAAGAAAAATAGTCGTCCATCATAAAGTCTATTTCTTCTTCGTTTAAATGAGGTTTTGATTGTTTGTAATATTCTTTTAGTAACGATAAATTATCTAATTCAGAATAATCTTTGTTTAACTTAACATAATCTTCTAAGCTACCACCAGTATCCTCCATGAAGTCAACAAGTTTTTGTATGTTTTCTGGTAACGCTTTTCCAGTTTCTATAGATTCAGCTATAGCATCTTCAGCTTTTTCAGTTAAATCTTCAACTTGTTCTTTTACTTCTTCTTCAGTTATTTCCTCTACAACTGGAGTCTCTTGTGCTTCTGTTTCCGGTTGTACTTCTTCTTGTTCTTGTACGGTTCCGGTGTCTTCAACGACCTCAACCACTCTTTCGTCGTCAGTGTTATCGTTTGTAACTTCTTCTTTGGTCTCATCTTCTGGTTTTTTATTTAAGTCAACTTTAGTAACATTGTCGTCTTCTTTACTTTTAAAATCACCAAAATCGACCTTAGTTGTATTGTCATCTTGTTTTTGTTCCACAACCTCTTCAGTTGTAGTTTCTTTTTTCTTTGCCATAATAAAATATTATATAATTAATAAAATTGTTTACTTAGGTTCAAACATACCTAATCCAAACCCACCTCCCATTATATCATTACCTGCTGACTCAAAGTTTTTAGGTGGTTTTTCATTTTTTCTCTGATCTATAAGTTCAGATTGTTGAGACGCTTGAATCCTTGTTCTTTGATCTTTACGATCTTCTTTTTCTGTGTCTTTACGGTTTAAAGATTCTGAATCCACTTGCCTTAACTGCATATTGTATTCAAATTCTTTTTGCATTAAAGCCATTTTTAATTCTCCTTCAGCTTGCATTTTTTGCATTTCTAATTGAGCCTCTACTTGAGCTAGTTGAGATTTTGACTCTGTAATAGCTTGGTTTTTTTGCATCTCTGTTTGTGCTGCTACCTGTTGAGCTTGCGCGTTAGCCTGTGCTTGCACTTGTATATTTTCTTGTTGCATTCTTTGGTCTCTTGCTATTTTCTCTTTTCTTCTTACTTTTAGTAATTGATTAGCAAGTTTTAAACTTCTTATTTCTCTAATGTCAATAGCATCTTCAAGCTCTATATTTTGTTGCGCTAGCGCCACTTGTATATTGTTTTCTAATAACGCTTTTTCTTCTTCGTCAGGTGTTAATTCTATAAATATACCAAAATCATAAAGATGTAAATGTTGCAGCTCTTCTAACGTAGCAACATTATGCGCTCCCACTGATTGTATAAAAGCTTCTTTTGTAGGTGAGTATTCTATAATATCAGATATTCTAAGTGATAATTGTTCAGCTGTTTCAGAGGTTAAAAATAAACCAGCTTGTAATATATGCCTTGTAGCTGTATTACTATTTGCCGCGGCCATTTTT